GTTGTCAGTCTTTTGATTGCTTGTCATTAGGTTGAGATAGTCTAGGAAAACAATGTCTGGCTTGTACTGATCAATCTTACCCTTAACTACACTTGGTGAAACCTCTCCTATTCCCTCATTAGAAACAATGTGTATTGGTGGCTTTCCCTCAAACGTTTTCTCTGCCCACTTCTTGAACATATCAATTTCAACCTGTCCAGAGCTGAGCTTTCTGTGAGACCACATTCCGTTTCCAATGATTGTCAATACCCTGTTTCTTACTTCGGATTCTGTCATCTCTAAGGAAACAATTAGTGGTGTTTTTCCATTCTTCCAAGCAGCTACCGCAAAGTATAGTGCCATCCAGCTCTTCCCTATTGCAGGGTAGGCTAGAAGGACCCCCAGCTGCCCAGGGACGATACCTGAGGGCATGAACATGTCAAAGCCCTTAATGCCTGTATAGATTCCATGATTGCCGCTCTCCTTCATCTTTTTGATGTGTTCGAAGTAGGCGATAGTCTCGTCAATGTTGGTAACGTCTAGGTCTCTGACCGTTGAGGTAACTCGTTTTATACTAGAGGTTTCTGTTATTAACCTATCAAGTGCGTCTGTAGCCTTTCCTTCTTGAACGTCTGTGGCGGCAGCCCTTAACATCATCTTTACGTTATCAACAAGATAGTCTTGTCTAAGTTCGTCAAGGTGGTGCTTAGTTGCTCCAGTTTCCGCAGTATAGTCAAAGTCTGGGAACTGCTGCTTAACGATGCTTATTGGTGGTATAGATTGATTCTGATCATAATAATTACGGGTAAATTCCCAGATGTCGTTATGAGTTCTTAAAAGGGACTCCACGTTAGCTTGTAGCAATACATGCATCTGTTTGTCGTTAAGTACCGCCGACAAGGTTTTTGCTTCTAGGTTAGTCACTGGCCCAGTCCTTCGCTTTTATACGCATCTCTGATCGAAACTGATCATCTTCTTCTTGCATTTTAATAGATTGTAGCAAACGATCTACATTATTGGCAAACCCCTTCCACTTTGGAGAACCATTTATCTTAAAGTAGTATTCCATTGCAGAAAGAATGTCCTCATACTTAAACGATTCTAGCAGTGCATCTGCTGCCCACTGCTCGCTATACTTGTTAATTGGCTCTCTCACTATATTGTTTTTTTTACAATGCTGCTCAAACTTACTAATAAGAGCAAACTTACTCTTACGATCAGACATTAGACACCTGCTGTAGATAGCGTTGCTGTTACGCAGAATTCTCCGCTTTCATCGTATGAGGAGTTCAATCCAAGAACCAGAATTTCTGGATTCTTTTTTACAGTGGTATCAATTAGCCTACCCACTTTTTTTAGGGCTGATCCATAGGTATTTCCGTATCCACAGATAAGAAAAGCATTCTCTCCGTGGGCGATGTATGCGTTTGAATTGTTTTCTTTATTTTTCATCCTAATTCTTCCTTTGCCTCATTTAGTTTAATTACAAGTTGTTCTTCTACAAAAGCATACACTCTATCAGATGCTTCTTTTGCTGTTTCACTTTCATGCTTATAATCAGCTACCTGGCAATCAATCCTAAGAGATTGAAAGTTACCAGTATTTAATGTGTAGCCAAGCGACCACTGAATCTTTGTTGTCTCCATGTTTATCCTTAAATTGTTTCGCTAAAGATCGGAATGAACCTTCCATCTTCTGTCTTTGTGTAGAGCAGAATACCATCTCCCATTGCATAACGCAACTCTTGCTCTGTGGGAGTTTTATTATTTGTAATTAACCCATCTTTTCTTGCTCGTCCATGATGAATTTGAGACATCGCCTCTCTTGCTTCCATTATAACATCTTCTGAGTAATATGACAAGTGGTGAAAAGCCCTTTCTCCATTTGGAAGGCATCCGATTGGATCTGGGATTAGCCCCCTGTTTACTAGTCTTGGAATATGCTTTCTATGACAGTTTAATAACTCTGCTGTTTCTTTTACGGTAAAAGCTTTTTTTCTTTTTTTCTTAAACTCAACAATAGTAGTTGCTTCTTTTTTATCTTTAGTTATATTATAAAAGGTAACAATTCCTGCGGCCCTACTTGTGTGACTTACTCTTACAAGATCACCATTCAAAAACCATATCTTTCTTAATGGATTAATTATAACGGTGAGGCTGTTCCCTTGGCTCTCTTTTTTTCTGTTTGTAGTAGCCACTCTGCCTCCTTGTTTTCTAGGCCCCAATTATCATAAAACCTTCTGGCCCCGCAAATAATACAAAAAGTTTCTAGGTGGTTTTCTGAAGTAAAAGCTCTATCTACAAACACACGACCTTTACATCTTCTGCAATACATCATGACGAGCAATTATATCATGCTGGAAGACCAATAGCAATGATGTTTACGGATGCGCTTACCAGTCCAGATGAGTTAAAACGAATAATTCCTTCAACTCTTGTCGTAGTAACAGATTTAATAACAACCGTAACGTCATTTCCAATAACACCTGCACTTGTATTGATTGGTGTGGCTGTGACAATAGGAGGGTACTTAAAGTCTGAAGCAAAGTCAATCACCCAAGGCTTTGTAGTATTTGCGGAAACTGTTTCTTCAGTAACAATGTCTTTATATCCCGCGTAGAATTTTGCGTTGTTGTTCTTTAAGTCTTGCCTACCAAAAGTTCTTGTATCTACGGAAGTGTAGTTGTATGTGGCGGTAGATATTGTATCTGATATATCATTAACTGCATTTGCAATTTGATAAATATATGTAACGTCTAGCGGTTGCCCCCTGTCGGGAAGTGGTACTTTTGCCATTTTATCTCCTAAGTAAGTATATCATTACGCTGGGCTTACGTTATATTCAGAGTATACTAGAAAGTCGCATACTGGGTAATCTTCCCATCGAAAATACCCTATTGCGTCGTTCCTAGATGTAAGGCTGATTCTATTGGTATTGGACACGGCCTCTGCTTTTGTTGTGTGCAAAGAAAATGTATTTTTGCTTATCATATTTACAAAGTACAAAGTATTGCTCGTTAGCCCTCCAATAGTATTGCTAGATGTATATCTAACTGGAACTCCCGTTTCAAAAACATTCACTAAAGATATCTCAATAGTATCGTTTGATAGATCAACTTTCCCTGCTAAGTCGCTTTGTTCTATATCATAAAGTGCATTTCTATATGACGTTGGCCTCATTGGTCTGTATATCTCAACGCTTATCACATCTATTCCTGATGGTGTCTCTGGCTTTACTAGATTGATAGATGTCCCAAAAACTCTTTGATAGTAAGACCACTCTCCATCTGAATCTTTTGTTCCCCACCTTACCCAAAGGTCATAGTAGGGAAGCTCTCCTATTACTCTCAGATCTTTTTCGATTGACACAGCATTCCAAACTAAAACTCTATAGTCTGATGACCCATCAACGATTAAATTTCCACTAGTTACAAAATCGAATCCAGAGCTTATAGAAAATATGGGGGACCAATAGGATATGTTATTTTTATTATCAGATATAATCCTATACCTTATTTGATGTTTTCTTGTAAAAACATCTTCTTCAAAAAAATTATCTTTTGATATTATGGATATTGGCATTATTCCACATCCAAGTTGAATCTAAATTCAATATAATTATTGCTATTTTCATATTTATATAAAGGTTGTCCATCTTCTGTTCTCACAATTGAATACCCCACCATTCCATAAACAGGGTTTGGAGTAGTTATGTTTTCAATCTTTATTCCTTCCAGGTTTATATAATGATTTGGAGAGGTTTTTTGTTGAGAAGATTCTGTGTGAACTACAGAAGCAGACACCCTTGCAATTCTAATTTGTTGAGAACTGAAATCTGGGCTTGTTATTAATTCTGATATGGGTATGTTCACAATCTTATATGCATTATTTGTAAAATCAGTCCCAAGAATATATATTTCTGCCTTGGCAAATCCTGATCGAATGGAGGTTTCATTTCTATAAAATTCAATGAGTATTTTAACGTAATCTGGTGTTTGAGATACTATAGCTTCTTTCTCTACAAGACTAAATGCAAAAGATATTAAATCTGATGGAGAGTTTTTAGATATATCGAAATTTATTGCATTGAGGTGAATGTGAGTTGACTCTTCAAAAATAACCGTTCCGCTGGCAGCAGAAGGGGATACCGTTCCTACAGAAGAATATGTGATTGTTGTATTAGTCCTTGAGGTTATCTCATAAGTTCCATCAAAGCTTGCATCTAGAATATTAACAACTACTAAATCTCCTATATTTAGTAGGTGAGATCCTATGGTTAGTGTCGCATCCCCCCCAGTTTTTTGTTTGTTTGTTACGGAGTATGTTGGGGACTCTCCGCTCCAAGATCCGTCTGCTCCTTGAATTATAGAGGAGTCTCCTCTAAGAAAAATCTTGGAGTTTAAAAATCTTGGTCCCTCTTTTCTACTTTTTCTTTCTGTATTTGAAAATATAGAATTATTACTAGAAGCTCTAAAAAACTTTAAAGGAGAAAGAATATCTCCACTAGATCCGAGGGGGATTGGTGTTGTTATTTCTGAAATAGATGTGCTGTGAGCTTGCCAAGGTTCTGAAAAGTTAAAGACTGTTCTACTATCAAAATTTGATGCTAAAGTATTATTTCCTGATGACCACAAGGCTACTTCTGTTATTTCATACCTATTTTCTTTTGGCAGCTCTGCCGTAAAAGAAACCTTTGTCGTTCCATTGTCATCAACAAATCCTTTAGACGATATAGGAACTCTGATCATTTCAAAATCCATTTTTGTTTTTTCTCTAATCCCTGCGGCATCTGGTGGAGTATCATTTCCATCTAGGGGGACAGCTCCACAACCAATAGATATGTAGCTTGCATATGCAGACACCTGACCCAGCAAGTATTTAGATATAATTTCTTTTCCTGCATTTGTAATCATAATTCAATCCTATTCACTGTTCCGCTTTGAGAAATTTCTACTTCTATATTTTCCTCTTGCCTAATTGTATCAAGTTCTACGATAAGATTTCCGTCTTCGTTAAAATACGGTCTACTCATTCCCCTGGAGATCAAGTCAATAGAGACCTTGGAAAACTCACTTTCTGAAAGAATATCTGTTGCAATTATGTTGTTTGGATTAAACCTTTGCCTTAATCTAGAAAGGTTTGCTATTGGGTTGTAAACAACATCTATTCCATCTATCAAATCATGTCTTGATAAGCTAATTAACTCAGTTCCTCCAAGTTCTTCAAAAAATCTATTGGCAATGTAGTCTCCGCTTGTACTAACTTCTGGATCTAAAACGATGTCTGGTTGAGCTTGCTTTATTCCTGTTGGAGCCGTAAAGGTTTTATTTGTTTGCCATGGATTTGGTGGGACTGGCGGTGGTGCTGGAGGTGAGGCAGAGTATGTAGTTGAAGGAGAGTTAGCTAGATGCCACGCAGAGTTGTCAGCAGCCA